GCCGGTCTCTTCGATCAGGAAATCGCGGTGCTGTCCTCGGCATTCCGCATGCGCAAGCCCGACGCCTTCGAGCGCGCGAACCGCCTCCTGGTGGTGATCGACGTCGACCTGGCGTTCGCGCAGCGCGTGGCGAACGCCCGCATGCGGACCATCAACGGCGTGGCGCAGGAGGCCGAGACCCGGGCCAGCTACCTCACTACCCGCCGGGCCCGCGTCGTCGAGCTCGTCAATGCCAACAAGAACATGAACCTCGCGCGCGCCATCGACGAGGGCATGACGCCCGAGCAGGCCAACAAGCCCGCCCGCATCGACCCCGTGCAGATGCTGTTCGAGAAGGACCTCTTGACGATCGAGCAGGTGAAGGACGCCCGCGAGATCGTGCGGATATTCGAGCAGGTCTGCCGAGCCCTGTTCGCGCGGACCAGCCGCTGGAACATCAAGGTCGACGACCGCCGCACCGGCGGCAACACCGCCGACGATCACGGCTTCCTGCATGGCCACGTCTATCTGCCCTGGAGTGCCGCGATCGAGGCCAAGGATCCCGGCGCCTTCGCCGTCATGGTCGAGATCCTGGTCGACGGCCATTCGATCTACGATGTCTCGCGCGAGCAGCACATGGCCTGGGAGACGATCGTGAAGCGCCTGGCCGGGGCACTCGACCTTTACCACGCCATGCGCGAGCTGTTTCCGACACCGACCGAACAACTGCTTGGAGGCGGATCATGAAGGACAACAATGGCGACCCGGTCACCTGCCGGACCTGCGAATTCAGCGACACCGACGTCAAGGCCTCAGCGCGCGCTCAGGGCCACTGGCGCGGCCTCTGCCACGGCAAGCTGCCGGACGTGCTGGGCGTCCCGATGCAGGGCGCCAATGGCACGATCGACGTCTCGACCTTCACATTCTTCGGCACCGTGCGGGAGACCGATTGGTGCCGCGACCACAAGCGCGACGCCGAGAAGACCTACATCCCGCCGCAACCGGAACCAGCTGTCGCGCCAGCACGCTCGCTGATCCTGCCGGACATGTACGCTTTAGGGCTTAGTCGCAAGATGCAGCACTCCGCCGAACGCATCGCCGCCGCGCCGCCAGTTATAGCGATAGCTCAATTCGTTGAGGTAGAGCGGCAGATATTTGATGCTGACGTGGTGGAACTGGCCATAGATCGCGCGCTTAACGATGGCCCAAAAGCCTTCAATCGTATTGGTGTGCGTCTTGCCGAATTGGCCGGTGAACAGGTCGCGCTCGACGTAGCTGACCGAGTGATTGATCGTCCGATGCGCGACGAAGCGGTTGGCCGCCGCGTATCCCGGATGCTCGTCCGTCGTCAGCATCGTTCCGCGCGGGTTGATCCACGCGCGAGCGGCTCCGATAAGCTCCTCCCGTTCGGCCTTCAAGATCGGCTTCACTTTCACGCGCCCGCCGCGCTCCGCCGCACCGATGATCGGTGTCTTGCCGGTGACGCCCTGTCCGCCGGGCGGGTCGTCGCTGCGCCGATTGCGCTTGCGCGGCTTGCCGCCGATATAGGCTTCGTCCATCTCGACGATGCCTGCGAGCAACCGGCCGTCGTCTTTCAGCGCCGCGCGGACGCGATGCATCATGCTCCACACCGTGGGGCGGCGCATTTCCAGGTCGCGCGCCGCCTGCATCGCAGACAGCCCCTTCTTCGCGCTCAGCATGAGGCTGATCAGCAGGAACCATCTTTGCAGGTCCACGTGGGTGTTGTGGAATATCGTCCCCACAGTGACGGCAAACGACTTGTGGCAGATGCTGCACTGCCAGCGATCATCGCGGACAAGTTCCCGATGGCGAGCGATCTTCGCCGCTCCGCAGTACGGACAAGTGGGGCTTTCGCCCCACCTCACCCGTTCCAGATGCGCAACGCAATCGGTATGCGTCGGCCAGCGGCGATAGACTTCGATAATACTGGTCATGGGTTACAGCCGCTCCCTGATGGCGGCGAGAGCGCGAGCGCGGCACGCGCCGGGGTTGTCGTGGAAAATGGTGCCGTCAAGCGCCTTGAGCGAGGAGACCTTCGCCCGCAGCGTCATGCTCTGCTGCGTCGAGCTGTAGTCCCAAGCGTCCATGACCAAGCGCGCGATCTCGCGGTCGCCCAACGAGATGATAATTGGGTTGTCCAAATCCGGCGCTCCCGGCCGGGCATTCCGCGCCGTCAGCGGTTGCCGGTCAAACTGTTCGATCTTCTCGATTGTCCATGCGTTCGGCACTCCGCCGATGCCGACGGCCCCCCGCGCGATGTAGTCGCGCCAATCCCGCATGTGGCGGTCCGCAGCTTCAATCGCAGCCGTCTTGTCGGCTGCTTCGACCTCGAACGGATGCAGATGCAGCAGCCCGTCACTCTGTTTCATCGTTACCAAAAATGTTGCCATTTCCTGTCTCCCGTCTCCGGCGGCCCATTGCCGCCTCATACATCTAAGATAGGGATACCATGGGATGTTGTCAAGCCCCAAAGCGTACAATTCCGGATCCTGCCGCCGCCGGCGAACGGCCACCGGTGAGCTTCATGTTCGGCCTCTGTGTCGGTCTCGGCATCGCGGTGCTGCTGGAGTCGTTCCGATGAGGGCGGCGCGTCCCCCAAGCGGTCGCCGGCGTGCTGATCTGCTGCGCCATCGTGGCCTGCCTCAAGTGAACGAAACGGCATCACCGCAACCGTTCGCGATTCGGTGTAGGTTGCGGGGATGGCGCGCATCGTCGAACCGACGGCCGAACAATGGGCAGCATGGACCGCCTGGGTTGCGGAGCGCCCTGAAGCGGTGCGGCTGGTCGCCGAGCGGTTCGATCCGTGGTCGCTCTACCGGATGAAGTCGACCGGCCACCGCGTCACCATCCACAGCTTCGGCGAGCAGAAGGGGCCCACCACGCTCACGGTCGACATCGCCGGTAAGTTCAACGCGGTCGTCTTCGAGCGCCAGGTGTTCGGCATTGATCCCAACGGCCTCGAGCCCTGCGACTTGCCCGGGCCCGAGGTGCCGACCGGCGCGATGTTGACCGAGGAGGCGGACATCAAGGCGTTCGTCGCGGCGACGCGATGACCGCTCGCTACGCCTGGGGCTGGGACGACCACCGGCGGATGGCGGTCGCCAATCTGGTGCGCCCCACCTTGCTGCAACGCTTGGCCCCGCATGAGGTCGACGCGCAGGCGGCCGCCGAGCGGATCCTGGTCCGACTCGGGCTCGTAAAGGCGAGGCGCCCGTCGCCGCATTGGGTGCGGCCGCGATGACCGTGGAGATGCGCCGCTACGCCGGCCGCTACGGCGTGCCTCTGAACCAAGTCTGGGCGGGCACCATCCCGCGCCGCGCCGATTTCCCCAACGATTCCAGCACGACTTGACAACGGTTATGGACGCGCGCACGTTCCGACCACGCTGAAGGAATTGCCTCTGGCCCCGCCGGTGACCCCGCGCGGGGCTTTTTGTTGCCGCGGGCCGGCCGCCCCACCGACCGCTCGAATGTCCCAATTTGTACAAATTCCGGCCTCTTGCGGGTCGCGGTCGGGGGCGCCCCATCTCACAGGGGGCGCGGCCTGTCCGGTTCGACTCCGGTCACCCGCACCACTGCGAATCCCGGCGCTCGGCGCCGCCCCTCTCACCACCTCACGGTCCCCCGTGCCCAAGAAGCCAGCCCGCCAAGCGCTCACCGCGCTGCAGGAGGCGTTCGCCAGCCTCGTCGGTATCACCGGACTCAAATTGGGCGACGCCTACCTCGAGGCCGGCTACGCCGAGCCCAAGACGAAGCAGAAGCTCTGGGAGCTGGCGAGCGTGCTGCGCAAGACGCCCCACGTATCCGCCCGCATCGACGACCTGCGCCAAGCCGCCGCCGAGAACACGGTGCTCGACCGCACCTGGATCATCGAGCGCCTGCGCGCCAACGTCCTCGACGCCCAGCAGCTGGACGACTACGCCGCCTCGAACAAGGCGCTCGAGCTGATCGGGCGCGAGGTGTTCGGGATGTTCACCGTGCGCAAGGAGATCAAGCACGGCTCGCTCAACGCTTTGAGCCCTGATGACCTACGGACAAGGATCGCTCAGCAGCTTCGCGACCGAGGAGTGGGCGAGGGAGCTCTCGCAGCTCTGCTCAAGCCTGGACGTCGCGGAGTCGCGGGAACGGCTTGAAGCCTCCCTTCACGAGTATGTGAAGGGCGGATGGCACGTCCTCGAGCCCGGCACCGACTTCGTCGACGGCTGGCACATCCAGGAGGTCTGTCACCACCTCGAGGCCGTCTATCGCCACGAGATCGACGACCTCCTGATCAACATCCCGCCGGCGTGCATGAAATCGCTGCTGGTGAACGTCTTCTTCATGACGTGGGTGTGGGCGAAGCGCCCGAGCGATCGCTTCGCCTTCTGGTCCTACGACGACGGACTGTCGCACCGCGACGCCGAGAAGTGCCGCCGCCTCATCCTGTCGCCCTGGTACCAGGCGCGCTGGGGTCACAAGTTCTCGCTCTCCGGATCGGTCAACGCCAAGGAGCGGTTCCAGAACAGCGAGACCGGCGAGCGCATCGCCACCTCGATCGGCGGCATGGGTACGGGCGAAGGCGGCAACTGGATCTGCCTGCCCTACGAGTCGCCGATCACGACCGATCACGGACCGATGCCGATCGGCCGCATCGTCGAGGAGCGGTTGCCGGTTAAAGTGCTGGCCTGGGACCACGATCGGGATTGCGCCGCGTGGCGCCCGATCGAGCGATACGAGACGAACCCTGGCCGTCCGTGCGTGCGGATTTGCCTCTCTGATGGGCGCATTCTTGATGCGACCGAGGATCACCCGGTCTATACTGTCGGCAGGGGATATATTCCTGCCAGCGCGGTCAAAGCTGGCGATCGGGTACTGGCTCATGAAGGTCGCGCGACGCTGCGAGCAATGTGGCACCGGCTTCTCGACGAAGCCCGGGCGGGTGCGAGCGCGGTATTGCTCCAAGCCTTGCCGATGCCTATGGGAGCGTGCGCATCCGCGCCACATGGATCGGTGCGCCTGCTGCGGGACTTCGATCGCCATCCTGCGCCATCGCAGGGGCAAGCGGAACTTCTGCTCAAGGCGTTGCGCCAATATCGCGCATCGCACCTACATCGCCGGTGCCAAGAATCCGCGCTTCGTGCATGGGTTGGCGGAGGAGCGCTACTCAGCCGACTTTCGGGCGCTGGCGCCGCTGATCCGGGAACGGGATGGACAAGCCTGCCGCCTCTGCGGGATGACCCGCGAGGAGCACGGCAAGGAGCTGGATGTCCATCACATCGACTACGACAAGGACCGGGACACACCGGAGAACCTGATTACACTCTGCCGCTGGTGCCACGGCCAGATGCACGGCGGGCCGGAAAGCCGCCGTCGGTGGGGGAACTGTCTGTCGTCTCTGTTGGGCGAATCCCTGCGCCGGATCGGGTGTTCAACCTCTCCGTTGCCGTCGATCACAACTACTTCGCCAATGGCGTCCTGACGCACAACTGCGTCGACGACCCGCACAAGGCCGACACCGCGCGTTCGGTCGCCAAGCGTCGCGGCGTGCTGAATTGGTGGACGGAGACCATGTCGACCCGGCAACGCCCTCCGGGGAGCGGCGGTCGGATCATCATCATGCAGCGCCTGCACACGATGGATCTGGCGGGCTACGTCATCAAGGACGGCGGTTGGCATCACTTGTGCCTGCCGATGGAGTACGACCCCAAGCATCCGCAGTGCTCGCCGAAGGATCGGCGCAAGAAGCGGGGCGATCTGCTGTGGCCGAAGATGTTCGGCCCCAAGGAAGTCGCCAAGCTCAAGAAGGGTCTGAAGACCGAGTACGCGCGCGCCGGCCAGCTGCAGCAGAAGCCGGTGCCCGACGGCGGCGGCATCATCAAGGAAAACTGGTGGCGGCTTTGGGATGACGACCGGATCCCGAAATGCGACATCCGCCTGATGTCGGTCGACACCGGCTTCACCGAGAAGACGCACAACGATCCCAGCGCCTACACGATTTGGGGCCGCTTTCGCGACGAGAAGGGCCAGATCAACCTGCTTCTGCTGCACGCCTGGACCGACTGGCTCGACACTCCCGACCTCAACGACAAGCTCGAGAAGGTCGCGCTGAAGTGGAAGCCGACCCGCATCCTGGTCGAGAACAAGGCGGCCGGCCTGCCGGTCATCCAGGAGATGCGCCGGCGCCTGCCGCTGTGGTCGATCACGGCCTTCGACCCGACGCAGTACGGCGACAAGATCGCCCGCGCCTACGCCGTGCAGGAGCTGATCAAGGGACCGTCCGAGAAGGGCGGCGACGGCATCATGTGGGTGCCCGATCGCGCCTGGGCGGCGGCGATGATCGACCAGTGCAAGGACTTCCCGAACGGCGACCATGACGACTTGGTCGACACCGTGACGCAGGCCCTGCTGCATCTGCGCAAAGCGGCCGTGATCGTGACGCCCGACGAGCCCGACGAGGAGATGCTGCGCGCCATGGATCCGGAGGCCACCAAGCCGAAGCCGCTCTACGGCGACGTGCATAGCTAGGCGAGGACACCATGCCAGACCCGCAGCCTCACCATCGGCCGATGCCGTTGACGCACGAATGTACGGTTTGCGGGCAACAAATCGGTGCTGATCGCCGTGGACCGTGTACGCCCAAAGCGGACGACCTCGTGTCGTTCGATCAGGAAGCGGTCTATGTCGGCGGCCGTCCGCTCACGCTGAGACTGGATCAGGCTGAGCCGCTGGTGTGGAGCGAACTGCTTGATCGCGCACTGTGGCTGCATCGCATCCTGCGTCTGGAACGGCGCCGCGCCGCCGAGGCTGTCGCGGGATGGTCGGCTCCGGCAGGAGCATCCTGATCGGCAACGCCACGATAGCTGAAACACAGCGCCCGCCCCGGGTTGGAATCGGGGCGGGCGACTAACGTGACAAGACAAGGCTGACGTGCGTGTGGCCGAGGGGATGAGTCTCGGCACGCCAATCTACCCCCCGATTCGCAACCCTGACAAGGAGCGCCCCATGCGGCCCAAGATCGGCGACATCGTCCTGTTCAAGCAGCAGCTGATCGACGGCCCGGTGAACGGCTCGATGATCCACCCGGCGATCGTCACCGCCGTCTGGTCCGATACCTGCGTCAACCTGGTGGTGATGTTCGACAGCGTCGGCGCGGTCGTGAAGACGTCCGTCGTGCTGGGCCCGCTCACCGGCGACGCCATGGCCTGGAACTGGCGCGACGAGGCCAAGCGTGCGCTCGAGGGCGGCGTCGGTTTCGATGAGGGCTTCGATCGCAGCGCGCTCGGCGACGTGCGCAAGGGCGGCAGCTACTGACCGCCGGCACTGTAATTCCATTGTGATGGCATCGTAGTGGCCATCGCTCCCGCCGGCGGCCCGTCCAGCCTGGTGCAGATCCCGCCGCGGATGCCGTCGATCGACGCGACTGGCGCCACCGCCATGGAACAGGACGACGGCGGCGTCCTCTTCGACTTCGATCCGCCGAAGGCCCCGCAGGTCGACGTCACCGAGCACAGCGCCAACCTCGCCGAGGGCATGAGCGAGGACGATCTCAGCAGCCTGGCCGAAGGCCTGCTCGAGGGCATCGCCGCCGACCTCGCCAGCCGCAAGGGCTGGGAGGACCTCTACGTCAAGGGCATCAAGCTGCTCGGCCTGCGCCTCGACGGCAAGAAGGACCCGCTGCCGTTCGAGGGTGCGTGCGACAGCACCCACCCGCTGCTGCTCCGCTCGCTCATCAACTTTCAGTCGGACAGCTCGGGCGAGCTGCTGCCGGCCGAGGGGCCGGTGAAGGCCGACATCGTCGACGATGCCGGCGAGGAACTCGAGGAACTGGCCGACCGCGTCGTCGCCGGCTTCAATTTCTTCCTCACCGAGACCGACGAGGACTACTACCCCGAGTTCAACCGGATGCTGTTCTACCTCGGCCTCGGCGGCAACGGCTTCAAGAAGGTCTACGACTGCCCGCTGCGCGGCCGCCCGGCCTCCGACTTCATCCTGGCCGACGACCTCATCGTCTCGTTCACGGCGCAGTCGCTGAAGCGCGCGCCCCGCGTGACGCACCGCACCTATCCCACCCGCTCGGAGATGCGGCGCTACCAGATCATGGGCTACTTCCTCGACATCGAGCTGCAGCAGCCGGTGTACGAGCCGACGGCGATGCAGAAGGCCATCACCGGCATCGAGGCCCGCGGCCGCTCGATCAAGGACAATGAGGACGAGCCCTACACGGTCTACGAGGTGCGCTGCGAGCGCACGCCCGACAAGATCGTGCCCGAGCCGGGTGCACCCGAGCGCCTGCCGCTGCCCTACGTCGTTACGATCGAGAAGGACAGCCGCAAGGTCCTGCGCGTCGAGCGCAACTGGAAGCAGGGCGACAAGCGCTACCACCAGCGCACCGTGCCCGGCATCGTGAAGTACGGGATGTTCCCCGGCCTCGGCTTCTACGACTACGGCCTGGCGCATCTGGTCGGCGACATCACGCGGATCGCCACCATGCTGACGCGCGAGATCGTCGACAGCGGCCAGTTCGCCAACTTCCAGGGCGGCATGCTCGCCAAGGGCGCCAAGGTCGAGAAGAACGTGCTGCGGCCGGCCCCTGGCGAATGGGTCCAGGTCGACACCGGCGGCCTCAAGATCACCGAGGCCGTGATGCCGTTTCCGTATCACGAGCCGTCGCAGATGCTGGCGTTGATGCTCGACAAGATCGTCAGCGAGGGCGAGAAGTTGGCCGGCACCGCCGCCATGAACGTGGCCGAGGGCCGCCAGGATGCCCCGGTCGGCACCACGCTGGCGCTCATCGAGCAGGCTATGAAGCCGACGACGGCGGTGAACAAGCGGCTGCACACCTCGCAGAAGCAGGAGTTCAAGCTGTTGCGCGAACTGTTCTCGCGCAATCCCGATTCCGTCTGGGGCTACCGCACGCGCGCCGGCAAGGACAAGGCGAGCGGCGCCGACTTCGCCCGGATCGACGTCATCCCGGTGTCCGACCCCAACGTGCCGTCCTCGACGCAGCGCATCATGCGCTCCGAGGCGCTCGGCGGCATGGGCAAGGAGAACCCCGACCTCTTCGATCGCCGCAAGCTCATCATCCGCCGCATGAAGTCGCTCGGCATCGCCGATGGCGAGGGCCTGCTGGTGCCGCCGCCGCAGGCCGCGCAGCCGATGGATCCGGCGAGCGAGAACATCGCCGTCCTGCAGGGCATGCCGCTCGCCGCCGATATCCACCAGGACCACCAGTCGCACATCAGCGCGCATGCCACGCTGCTCATGAGTCCGGCGGCCGCGGCCGCGCCGCAGATGGTGCCGATGCTCTCGGCCCACATCGTCGAGCACTTCGCGCTCTACTACCGCCAGCAGGTCGAGGCCGCGATCGGCCAACCGCTGCCGCCGCCAGGCCAGCCGCTGCCGCCCCAGGTCGAGATGCAGCTGTCGCAGGCGATCGCCGCCGTGACCGAACACATGCACGAGGAGATGGCGAAGATCGCCGTCGGCCCGTTCGGCGCCGATCCGGCGATGGTCAAGATGATGGAGCAGCAGGTGAAGATGGCGGCGGTCCAGCAGGCCGCGCAGAAGACCGAAGCCGCCGGCCGCTCGGCCGAGATCGACAACCGCGTGCAGCTCGCGACCGCCCAGGCCGACCAAGTGAAGCACGGCCAGGACATGCAGAACGCCCACCACGACCGCATGGTCCAGGTCCGCGAGCAAAACGTGAAGCTGCTGTCGCTGGCGAGCGCCGAGAGGGTCGCCAAGATCAATGCCGCCGCCCAGGAAGCGCAGGCCGAGGCCGCGCTGAAGCAGGCCCACGCCGACGCCGAGGTTGCCCGCATCAAGGGCGAGTCCGACGTGAAGGCGGCGCACGCCAAGGGCGACATGGCCGTGAAGGTGGCGAAGGCCAAGCCCAAGCCCAAGCCGGCCGCGAAGGCGAAGAAGTGATGGTGCCGGATGAGGGAATCGAACTCCCGCCCGCTGCTTACAAAACAGCTGCTCTCCCGCTGAGCTAACCCGGCGCGCACAGCTATAGCACGAAAATGCTGATCCTCGACGCCTTCATCGCCGCCGTCGGCAAACGGATCGACGAGGAAGACGCCTCGATCGCGCGCCCCTTACGCGCCGGCGCGCTCGAAGACCTCAAGGCCTATGGCAAACACGCCGGCCAGCTCGCCGCCTTCGACAAGGTGCGGGAGATCCTGACCGAGGAACACGCACGGCTGACGCAGCCGCAGCACAAGGCATCCAAGCACGAGGAGAACGACGACTGATGGGTACGATTTCCAACCTCGCCTTCATGGACATGGGCGACGCCGCTTCCGAGGCCGCGCGCATGCGCAAGCTGTTCGACGACGGCCCGGCGCAGCTGAAGCCCGCCGGCGTCAACATCCTCGCGATCATGTGGGTGCGGCCGGGGCGCACGCGAGGCGGCATCGAGCTGCCCGACAACGCGAAAGAGGAAGACATCTACCAGGGGAAGATCTCCCTCGTCGTCAGCGTCGGCCCCGACTGCTTCCAGAGCACCAGCTATCGCACCTACACCGGGCCCACCTGCAAGGAGGGCGACTGGATCTTCACCGATCCGATGGCCGGCAAGAAGTTCCAGCTCAACAAGGCGTTCTGCCGCCTCGTCCACGACGACGAGATCCGCGGCGTCGTCAACGGCCCGCAGGCCATCCTATGACAAATGCGGCCATCCTCTAAACCCCACGGAGAACGAGACATGCGCAATTTCGAAGCGGTCAGCGCCCGCGTCGCTGCCGGGCTGACGGTGCCGCATCCCGACGTCGTCGAGATGTTCGAGATCGTGAAGAAGGGCGGCGTCGGCGAATGGGTCAAGGAGATGCACGCCGATTTCGACAAGCTGCGGGCCGAGCTCATCGCCGCCACGACGCTGACCGCGAACGCCGAGGCTTCCGCTCAGGATTTGCTCACCGCCCGCGATGCCGCCCGCGCCGAGAATGAGGCGCTGCGCACCGACAAGGTCGCGCTCGAGGCCGGGGTGCGCGATCTGACGACCGCGAACGCCGCGCTCACGGCCGACAACGAGAAGGCGACGGCAGCGCTCACCGCCGCGGCCGCGCACATCGAGGCCCTCGACAAGACGATTGCCGGGTTGCAGGAGCCAGGCGAGGCCGCCACGCCGCAGCCACCGCCGAATCCGCCCATCAACACCGTCGATACGCCGGTCAATCCGCCGGCGCCGACGATCGCGTCCGCCCCGGCGCCGGCCAAAGTCGCCGCCGCCGACGCCAATTCCGCCGGGGACGGCAAGCAATGACCGCGCCGCGCCCGCGCACGCTCAACGACGTCCTCGTGCTGATCGACCGCTGCGCCAAGGAGGTTGGGCTACCTACGAGGCGCTCGCTCGCTCTTACTGGCGAGACCTATCGCG